ACGTCATATTGCCATTCGTCATGGATATCTCCAACCTTGAGGCTATCGAGTCCTTCTCGGCGAATATCTTGCTCAAGGAGGATCGCAGCGAGGCCCATGACTCTAGCTCCGCCTCCTTGTAATTTGTAATTGAGGGCTGCATGAGGGCTTGGACATATAACTTTAGAACCATCTATCAACTCCACTCTTCCATTTTGCTGTTCCTTAATAGCAGCGTCCATTACATCTTTAAGACCCAAAAGTTTAAGGAACATGGTCCTAATACGACCGCCCTCACTAATAGATACGCCCAGCATTTTAGCCACCTTCTTATCCTGTGCCCCATACTGAATAGCATAGATAAGTGTCTTAGCTTCGGATCGTGTAATTCCTACTAGATCAGCATTGAACTGATGAGGATCGCCCTCGACTACCTGTTTGGTGAAATCAGCTCGGTTAATATAGTGTGCGAGCATCCGCAATTCGAGGCCGCTTGCGTCAGTACCGACGAGAACTCGTCCCGGCCTAGCGGTCCATAAGTCTCTAGCCTCATACGTAAAGTATCCCTGCTCCCCCCTGACTGGATGCTTATCCCTGTCAAGGCGAACGCCCGGTATATTTGCTGTATTAGGCTTTTGATGTCGTAGTCGCAATGTGTCGGCCACGAAAAGTGTACCGTGAATACATGAGTCAGTTTCATTCCATGCCTCCAGCCAGTTGTTTACCATGTTGGCTCGACCGTTGATGCTCATCCATTTAGCGATAAGCTCTACTTCTGGGACTGGTCGATCAACCAAGAACTTTTCGAGTGAGGGCGATAGCTTACCCTTGTCGAACGGTTTGGGATTTCCTTTTTCGGTGAATTCTTGAGGTTTCCATCCAAGCCGGAGTAATTTGTCAATACGCTGTTTAGGAGATCCAACATTGAATGCAATATCTTCAAACGCTCGATATCTTCCGGTGTCTGATACGTACTCAATACTGTACCTGTTTTCATCCTTACTAAAGATCGCTGTAGGTCGGCCATCTTTAGTAAATAGCTGTCTTTCAGCGATGAATATTCTCTCTGGTGGGAAAGCTCGCCTGATTTCATTCTCTAGTTCCTCTTCTCGTGAACGGAGCATACGATAGAAATCGATAGCCCTCATACCATCGAAGTAGAAACCATTACGCTGCTGACGATCTAACAGCACAGTCAACCTGTGTTGTATCCAGATGCTACGCTCAGTGAATTTTATCTTAGCTAGAACTCTCATCAGTTTGATAAACAGTTCTGTAGTGATCTCAACATCTCGGTGACAGTATGTAACCATCTCATCCGTTAAACGAGAGAAATCATTGAACTCGATCTTCTCTCGACCAAGGACTAGTCCCCACGCCCCAAGACTATGACCACCAGACAGGCTAGGACTATAGAGAGTAGAGAGAACAAGAGTGTCGATGCAGTTGCTGACGGAGAGAGTAACCCCAGCAAGACGGACCAAGGTAGGAGCATCAAACTTGAGAATGTTATGGCCCACATAAAGCGAACCACGGGTATGTGTAAAGAAGTCACGGACTTCATCAATTGTCTTAGCTTCACCAGTTTCTCCTGTCTTAACGTTACGCCAGCACATGCACCAAATAACTGTGGCATTCAGGCTGTCCGTTTCAATATCGACTACATACGTATCTGGGGCATGAGTTTCCCAATCAAGATACATTTAGTTCTCCTTATTATTTTATTTTATATGGAGATTACTTAGACGTCAGTGCATCCCTTCAAATTCATGGCCAGCAGTGGACCCACCGCCCATTTCATATTCTTGGACCAACTCTTTCGAGAGTTCTTCAAGACGTCCTGTGACTTCGTTATAGTATAGATAGCAAGCCGGACCAGTACGACCAAACTTCCTATTCTTCTCTACAGAGACACGGGTTACATTGCGACGCCACTCATTGAGTTCCTTCTTGTCACGTTCCAAACGGATCACGATATTGGCTACCTGTTCAGGGCCAGCAGAACCACGGACCTCGCCCTTCCTATTGATGTGAATAACACAGCAACAATGGATATCAAGGTTCATCGTCAGCGTCTTGATCTTGGTACTGATCTCATCTAGTTGCTTACGTTCGTCGCCCGACTGATCAGATACGATAATCGAAAGGTGGTCAACCATAATATACCGGCAACCCAAGGCAGCCATGTGACGAATTTTAGCGAGAACAACGTCGATATCATTGCTCCCAAAGTGGTCCCATATAACGACACGATCAGTATCGAGGATGGCTTTATATGCTTCACGGAGTTCCTCCTCAGTTCTTTCCACATCGGGGAAATGGTAAGGCTTGTTGTTGTGCACCGACATCAAACCAAGAGCAAGGTCACGTTTAGGTTCTTCAAGGTGGAGGAAACCTACTCCAGCCTTTTCTTCGATTAGATCAGGGTTAGTCAGAAGTGAGTATTCAACCTCTTTACAGATTGACGTCTTACCTACACCAGTATCAGCAGTAAGGAGAACAAGCTCGCTAGTACGCATACCATAAGTCTTGTAGTTAAGGCCATCCCACGGATAGGGGACTGACTTAGGTTCCTTATACTTGATGATCTCTTCGATAAGCGACGGATCATTACCAAGCTGGAGGCCATCAGGCATGAAGGCTGGGGCGCGAAACCACTCATTGACATACTCCTTAGTCTTGCCACCCATCAGATACTCGTTAGCATCCTTGCCCTCAGCGAGCTTGAGGATACGCACCTTACCGGGAGTAAAGAGTTGAGCTACGTCTTTAGCAGCCTTCTGCCCCGGCTCATCAGAGTCGAAGTTAATAATGATCTGCTCAAACGAGTTAATGTACTCAAAATTATCGACGACTTCACGCTTAGCAGAACTCGCAGACATGACACCCACATTGGGGTATCGACTACCAGTGAGCTGAAAAGCTGCAAGGGTATCATAGTAACCTTCCGTGATAGTAATAGAACGTCCGCCTTCGGGAAAGAAATCCTGACCAAACAGACGTGCAGCTTTTAAGTCTCCTTCACAGCGGAATTGCTTATCCACACGACGGACCTGATTAGCAACATGCTCCCCCTTCTGATCGAAACGAGGGAACACAGCCTCCGTATCGTCTTCTGGGTTCGTGTTAATCGTCACAAGATATTTGTTGATTGTGGTCGAGTCCAATCCACGCTCGCGAAGAGCGGGCATTTTACGGGACGGCAGGGGCGTGAGACGCCTATCGACCTTAGTGGAAGTTTCCTGTTCTACACTGCGGGCATGGCCCTGCATGGTTCTCTCCTTCTTATTGTTATTATTATATTGAAGATCGTAACCACAGCCCTCAGAAAAGCAGTGTTCGTGATCGTCGTAGATAGCTAGGTTATCTTTAGAGCCACACCTAGGGCAGGCTGAGTGTCTTAGTAGCTTGGACATTAGTTGCGTTCTCCGCAATCTCTCGTTTTAGTTGAAACATCCGCCGAGCAAGTCGTGCCCTAAGCGCAAAGTTCTGTTGGTAACGTGGCATACCGAATAGCGTTTTGCTTATGTCAAGAACTTGTTCTTTCGTCATGGCTTGAGTCCTACTTCTTTGAGGATAGTATCCAAGAGAATAGGACGAAAGTTGGTGCGCTCAACACAAGCACAATAATAGCGAGGATCGGCGCTTCCATCGTATCCTATCTCCTCTACTCTGTTGGCATGAAGATGCCCATGAATGTTAACCTTCCATCGTCCCATTGAACCGGGATGGATGGGAATGTGCGACATGATAAATCCAGATCGCTGCACATACCCACGAACGTCATCGAATAGATCGATGTACTTCTGCATCTTCTTTGGGTCGTGATTGCCGGGTACTAGGCACTTTCTTCCCTTCAAACGAGAGACGGCAGAACGCATTAGTGCAGCCGAAAATGCAATGTCTCCGAGTAGATATACACGGTCTCCTTCGTCCACAAGTTCGTTGTACCATGCGATCATATCCTCTGTCATCTGCTCGACATCATCCCACGGACGGAGCTTAGTACCACGATCATCCACGGTAAACTTAACAATGTTCTTGTGGTAGAAATGAGGATCAGAATAGACCCACGTTTTTCCGTTCATTCTAGTGACCTTTCGTAAACTTCAAGAGCTTTCTGCGTACGCAGGCTCCTCTTCTTCGGGTGCTGCCAGATGACCATTGCCACGTGTAGCGACAGGAGGCTCCTTAGTCTCGGTATCGTTAGCTGCCGGAGAAGCATCAACAGGGGCAGCCTTTGCAACCGCCTTAGCGACAGGACTATCACTCAACCTGTAGTGATCGAGAAGATATACACTGTCTCCCTTCCATGGTATATCGTCAGCGAGATTATCAAAGTAATCTTCATCGTCGTCCCACTGAGTTTTAAACGTCTCATAAAGCGAGACGGCAATCCTACCCTTGTGGGTAATCTGTCCGTCGTGGTCTGTCCACCCTTCGGCTAGGCACCGTTCTGCGGTATCGACAAAGAGAATATGGTTATCCTCTCCCGTCCACTGTTCTTTGAGAAGACGATATTCCAGATTGGTCATGGAGTAGGGTCGGCGATCATTGGTCATACTAAGTCCAGCTTTCTTCGGTTGAATTAGTTTCATACGACAAACGAACATACTCATCAAAATGTTCATCAAAATCCGAGTCCAGTATAACAAAGACATCGTCCTCCGTAGTGTATCCATTCGAGTAGGCAGCATCCATCGCAATGTCTAAGCACACTGTGCAAGGCTCGAATGAGTCCAACTCCTTATTCCAGTTTATCTCTTTCTCAGAAAGTTCTGCATCACAAATATGGCAGTGCATAGTAAGGTTTATCCTTATTGTTATTATCTATTAGAGAGATTTGATTAAAGAAAAGAACAAATCCCCCCTCCCCCTTACGGAAGAGCTGTCTTCATCGGAGTTACCCTTCTGACAGAAAGAACAAAAGAAAAAGCGTTTTAGTTTGATTTAATATAATTTACGATAGCCTCCAGTTCTTGCAAGGAAGCATCACTCTTTATTCGATTAGCTCTCATACTTATAACCCGAACATTGTCCGGGGTATAGCCGCCCTTAGAGTTTATCCTGTCTACGGATGGGCAAGTATCAGCTTTACCTATGTTCGTAAGGGTTATTCCTAATACTGGACAATTTGCGGGAATAGGAATGTCTTCTGGCGTTATCGTGTGATCTAGATTTTTAACTCTAGCTGTGTTTTTAGTCGAGCGTATAAGTTTCTCTTCTCGCGAGGATACTCATCGATATTTCTTATATGACCGATGTGCAGCATCCCAAGGATGTGTGTTTCGCATACTCTCTACCTTCTAACTACATTATACCAAGATTAGGAGAGCTTGTCAAGCTAAATCGACATGGTGCGATGTAAGCAAGGTCAGAGTTACACGGTGGGCAACTGCAAAAGTCTCGTGGATCGTTAAAGGTCTCCTGAGAAAAAGGCCGCATAATCGGCGATGGTCTGGCCTTCGAGGCCCGGAGCAGTGTTAATTTCGAGGACATAAGGCTTCTCCTTCTGAGCATTCCAGATCACATCGACAGCACCGAAGTCAAGCCCGGTGGTCATGAACGCTTTAATAGCGGCCTCTACCACAGCAAGCGGAGTGTCAACACCGTTCCTTACGTAGCAAAAACCATTAGCAACATTACGAACCTTCCAGTTTACCTTGTCGTCGGGGACAGACAGCTTACGAGCTTTGCGCTGCTGGCTGATTACCACAGGCTTAGGCTGACCGTCTTCTACGTAACATCCGACATGGATACGGTACTCGTCCTGCTTCTTTACATACTCAACATAAAGGGGAGCGTCCACCAAGTCAGTTGCAGACTCAGCAATGACGATACCAACACCACTGTGCCCAGCAAGAACAGTGCGACACACAACAGGATAAGCATTATCAGGTATCTGATTACGGTGCGTCCAAAATCTAGGAATGAGCGTATCATATCCATGTTCCTTCATGTTGTTGAAGAAGTTCAACTTGTTTGAGGCTGTCTTAATCTTGGCTGATGGATTGAGATAAGGAACATCAAACGTCTGCGTAGTGTTACCCCAATTAATGATGAGGTCTTCGGCTTTTGCCCTGTACTTGGAGTTTTCCAGTTTAAGGACTAAGCCCCCAAGAAGGTGGGCCAATGCTGATGCACTAACGCTTCCTTGACGGTAAGGTAATACTCTATAACGCATTGAATTTACTCCTTATTCATCGTCACCATCATCATCGAAGTCAGGCTCCGGCTCATAGTCTTCTACCCATTCATCAATGAGTGTGTCTGCTTCGTCGGCATGAAGCGGTGGACCCGGCTGAACCATCGGCATAGGGGCAGGCTGTATTAAACCCCACGTTATGTTACCACCGTTCAGAGTATAGTTATAAATCTGCGGGTCCACGGTAGCCGCTGCGACTGCTTCCATAACCTCCAAAGGATCACGCTGGAACGGATCAGGCTTGATCGGAGTCGGCTTATACGTTGACCAATCTCGGCAATACACAAGGTCTTGCACAAGACGAATACCGTAGTACATGGCATCGCGGATCATATCATCCGTATAGCTGATACCATTACGCAAGGTTACTTCTTGTGGTCCGAGCAAAGAGCTAAGGAAAGTGAGCGGGCCTCCCGAAGAAAACAAACCACAGATGTCGCGAGGATCATCATACTCGGCAGACAGGGTATATAGCCGTTCAAGAATAGACACCCAATCAAGGATCACTTGCTTATCCGTCGGGCCTCTCAAAGTCCTGATCTCTATGGAGCCGAACTTAAACAACGCTTGAGCGTTCAGACCAGCGTAGTGGAACCCATCGTTGATGGGGTGACGCCCATCGTTAGTAACGAACTTACGCAGTTGAGAAATGATAGCCGGAGCATCCTTGGCCCGGAGGCAGAACAAGTTACCGATACGGTGTTCACCGCACCAAGCAGTCAGCAATTCCTCTACGCAGAAATACATAGCAAAGAAGGACGTCAGGCGATTGAGATACCAATTCTGGACATTCAAGTGAACATGAACGCTAGTGCGATTGCTGTCGCTAAGTATTGTTCCATAAGCCTCGAACATGGCCCACAGCTTATCCAGAGCTTCTGGTATCTTATCGAACTCTAGCGGCCTAGATAGAACGTATTCGGCATTGTCTTGGCCACGCAAGGAGTTATCTTGATGATAGGTCCACGGAGCCACTACAGTCTCCTTGCGGAACTTGTTTCCTTCGCACTCGATCTCCAGACCGATCGTTCCTTTAGTCGCCTTCCTCTTAAGGAGTAGACCAAGCGGAGGATAAACGACGGGACGATTTTCCTCTGTTTTGAACGGTTGATGAGCCACTGTAATCTCCTGTGTTACGACTGAATGTTGATCGTAGAAAATAGTCCGAGAGACTCGACGACTTCGCGAGTATAGGCAAACTCTCGTCCAATCGTGAGGGAGGACAGGTCACTGTTCGGTAGAACTCCAATGACGTTATCCTTATACCCTAAGTAGAGGGTATCCAGAGGACCACGAACGAACGCAAACTCCCGGTGGAATGCGGCAGCATTATTCTTAACCTTAGGGTTTTTCATAGCCGCCAAGCAGGAGTTTGCGGTTGGATAGTCACCAAGAATACATGCCTTGAAATCATCGCCGTACATGTTAAAATACGAACTAGGCACACCCCGTCCGCCCTTACCTTGGAATAAGGTAACATCGGTAATGTTCAGCATGTTCTGGGTGAGACCCTGCTCTGTCCGACGAGTAGGCTGACGTTCGATATAGTACACGGTGTTATCCGTGTTACACATACCGAGCGGGAATGGCCGGAACTTATTGAACTTAGGAGAGTTCATCATCTTGCGGATCAAAGGAGCTTTAGGGTTCTTCTCCATGAAAGAGTCGTACAGTCCGCCCAAAGTGTGCCCCGGTGGAACCATATCATAACTCGGCAATCCCGTATAGTTATTGATAGTCATCTCTTTGCTACTTAGCGGATCAAGATAAATCCGAAAGATGCCATCCGGTCTGTGGTCGCCAATACCTACGACATAATAAGGCAATCCGTCGTATAGAACTACGGTGCCTCTCAATCGCATCTCGGCCTCCTTCTTAGTCTCGAAGAAGTTATTGTAGTCAGCCATTACTACCTCCGATAGTTAGTGTCAATAGTCGAAATGGGGAACCGAAACACCTTCTCCAAATTCGGGTCCCGTACAGAGTGGTTAATAGATCGAATGACGGCTTCGTTGAAGTTGTACTTTGTAAGACCCTTCATACGAGCATCAGGGAAGAAGCTCTTGCGCATATCCTTGATGGCTTGGTTCATGCGGTTCCACACAGCAAGCCTCTGGGTCTTGGTCATGATCCAGAAGTTTGACAACACCCGATACTCTACACCATACGGCTTGAAGCGACAAGCACCAGCCTTGCCGTATAAGGAGCGTCGAGTAGGGTCATTGTCCCGCTGGAGGGACCACACGCCCAAGTAATAGTCGAGCTGCTTAACCAGATCGCGGCCATTCATGATGTGCGAAATGTCAGTGAGGTCCGCGTCGTTAGTCCAACCAACGTGTAGATGGCCTCCTGCACAGCGAGTACGGGGGTTGGCCATCGGATCAGGCGGAGGGTTAAGATCACCCTGCCACGCATTGAAGTCAGGCATACAACCCAACTCCTTCGCCTCGTCTGAAATCTTGTCCCATTCTGCCTCAGAGAATGTCACAGAAGGAACAGCTTTCAGGGTGAAGCCTTTAGGAAGAAACCCCTTGAGCTGTTTCAAAACAGTAGTAATGTTGTCATCGAACTCGGCGAACGTCGCTGCCGGATCAATGTTGAACTCTGCTGCTGTTCCGTCAAGTTGAACCGCTCCCTTATCCACCTTATAGGGATTGTGCTTACAGCCGGGAATGATACCCTCTGCACTCACAGGTTCCCCGTCAGGGTTGAAAATAAACAGTTCAGGATCACACCCGAAAGTAAATCCTTCCATTGGAACTTGAGGCTCCATGTCTTCCTCCTTAATAGGGTCTTTCGACGGATATTTGTGCCTAAGATGGTTCGGTGCAGCCAGAAACTGCTCCTCTGATAACGCAGAACCAGTCCAGTAATCTGTGTGCGTTGCTGAGTTACCCTGTATTGTGACGTTTGGCATAGTAGATCATCCTGCAATACGGTCAAGATCGTGAACATACATTCTCGTAGTCCCGTCCTCTACCGAACACGACGGGCAGAGAACAGCTCCTTGAGACTCGAACACAGTCACTCCCGGTTCGTCGTATTCCACACTAGCGGTACACCACGAGCAACCGTACTTCGCAAGAGCGTCAAACTGCTCTCGACTGAGGAAACCACCAAAGGGGGAGGTGGCGCTACCCTCAAGATTAACGCAGTCCCTTCGTTTAGTTGAGGCGTGGGAATGAGTGGAGCCACTGCCGGAGGGAGTCGTCGTCGAAGTCGTAGTTGAGCTTCGGTTGGGAAAATTTGACACCCCACAAGTGTACGACACAGCCGGGGCAGGCTCCTTTCCTTTAAGCTCCTTGACTTTGGGCTTGGGCAGTGAGTCACCGCCTGCTCTAAGCTGCTCGATGTCGAACCGATACCACCAGTCTTGCTTAACACTCCAATACTGATAGTTAGTGTCGGCCTCCACATACATCTCGTAATCTTGGTGCTTCGAGGCAGTGCGAAGAGCAGCATCCATTGTCACCCACTCAGACGACCAGAACAGGCGATCAAACTTCTTGCTGTAGGCCATCCACAGAGGACGTTCCTTGTTGCGTAGGAAGTTAATAGTCTTAGCATTAAGGTCGTACCAAGTAAGCGCCCAAGCACCTTGAAGAAGCTTTACAGTTTCCTCGATACCGAGCTTAGCAATGGCGTGTATCACAGCCATGCTGTCGACGGAGTGCTTCTCGCCGATAGCATCTTCAAGTGCGTTCCATGACGACTGGTCCAACGTGCCATTGTGTGCGCCAACAATGTGGTCATACTGGAACGGATGAGCATTAGTGTTGTTCACGCCGCCCTTAGTTGCCAGCCTGTTATGACCGATGAATGCTATAGACGGGTAGCCGTTGTTGGTTTCCTGAAACTTCTTCGTATCGAAGAGATCAAGAGGGCTAACAGCCCCCTTAGCTATCTTGACATCACCGTTGTTACGGATAGACGCCAATCCGGTCGAGTCTGGGCCACGGAAGTAATCAAAGACGAGAAGACGCTTCATCATCGCTTCATCTTTAGTCTCCAGTTTGCCCGCGATTCCTACGAGTCCACACACTATAGCGTCTCCTTCTTTTGGGCTATGAGTTCTGGGTAATCAAAACCATCGCCATAATCCATAACCACTTCATACCCCTCATCTACTAAGGTTTTAATAACCCTATTGGCAGCTTGTAGGAGTCCCTTTAACTCCTCTTTCGATCTCGCAGCCATCAGTTAAGCTCCTTCGCTTTGTCTGCCCATAGTTGGGACCGTTGTTCGACCAGCTCAGGTAGCATCCGATAGGTCCGCTCTTCGGTGAGCTTGATATCCGGGTTGCACATGATGAGGTCGTTGATTTGTTCAAAGGTCCACTTCAAGAAATTGTCATAACCTTTGTACTCAGGGTGTCCTTGAATACCTAGGCAGCACGTATCTCGAATGAAGAAGGCTTCGACATCCGCCATAGTTCCGACTGTCTTGTCGGTCTTGTTGCGCCACCGTTCCTTAGCCACAGAGGACTCACCTAGAATCTCCGCGCCTATGTCAGCGTTACGGATGCAAGACTGATGATGAACCGACGATACCTTGTCGATCATTATCTTCTTACGCACATCCCACATGGCGTGATCTCCCACATGGTTGTCAATGTGCTGGTAGAGCTTACCTCCGTTCATGACCCACAAGAACTGTGCGCCACGACAGATGCCCAACATAGGGATGCCATTATCCAGACAATGAGCATAGAGAAGCATATCCTTCTCGTCCCGTTTGGTGTTGAATGAACACAAGGGATGGGGTTCTTCGTCGTAATAGATCGGATTCACATCCTCTCCACCCGAAAACACGACAAGATCAGCCTCATCAGGTGTATCGGCCTTACGGCACCATGACCTAACGAACATCTCCGCGAACGGACGAGTCTCGGAGGGCGGGCCTTCGACGTACACAGACATCCAGAGAGACGGGAACTCAATGTTACCATCTCTCATTAACTGAACTCGGCGTATCTTGTCGGGCGTGGAGTTAGATACAGAAGTCGAAGCCAAAACTTTTGCAGCCATCGCCTGTCTCCTCTTTCTCTGCGCACGTTTCGATGCCATTGGAACTCACCTCACTTTCTGGTTTGGTTACATATCGAGCGACCTCGGTTAACATATTAGACGCCTCCTCCTTGTAACCCCAATCATGCAAATTCAACGCCCATTTAAGGCGTCGATGTATTCTACCGGGGATCATGCTTAACTCCTTCTAATTGGTCGGACGGAGTCCTCCATTAGCACCATCAGGTGACGATATGAAAGACCCCGCCCGGAACCACGCGACACTGCATCACCTCTGCCCATTCTCATCCTTGTCGCCCGTATCAACCTAATCCAAGGAGAATGGGGACGCTGGCGGCACATCTTTGGAGGATGTGTGGCAATCCGTTAAGAGAGATAGGTGTGGGTCGGACGACTTACACTTACCACAGGTATGGCGTTGCGTTGCCAGACTCTCACAGTTCCTTACCAACACGATCATTGGTCCAGAGGCGTGGGGAATCGAACCTCCATGACTTAGCGGACCTACAGCAGTGAACGTGGTATTGCTATAGAGTTAAGCGGCCTGCCCTTTGAAGGGGTCGGCAGCCGGGGCTGCTTTCTTGGGCAGCTCGGACTTGAGAATGGGCAGACGCCCTCCCCGAATACCAGAGTACGTAACCGGAGCGCCAGCAGCCTCGATCTCGCTTTCTGTGAGGAACTTGGCAGGAGGGATATCCTTCCACACTGCGGTCTGTTCTTCACGGATTTTCTTGGTGAGTCCGGCAAGGTCGTCGCCAAGTAGTTGCCACGGCTCCGTGACCACGGACTCAAGCTTCGTCCATTCCTCCGGCGGAGTGAACTGATCCTTGATAGCTCCAGTTCCGACGTTACGAACCAGCATGAAGATATAGTTCGGGGAGTGATCGGTGGGATTACCTCCGACACCGCTGCCAGCATAGACAGAATTGCTGACTGTACGAACGAACTCAAAGCCCGCCTTCTTGAGGATAGGGAGCCAATCCTTGCCGGGGCTGTTCGTAAGCTGCCACTTCGTGAGAATGGCGATGAAGGCATGGTTAGGCATGTCGCGGGTGTCGAATGTACCGGACCGGATACGCTGCCAGAAGATGTCCTCATAGGTGGGACCGGCAAAGAGGCTCTCACGTCCCTTGGTGATGGGAGAGGAGCTATCGCCTCCGACAAGCTGGATGGACGCCTTAGCGTTCGGGGCCACCTTGAAATTTTGGATAATGCAGCAAGCGCAGCAGCCCCAATAGCCACCGGGAATATTGGAACCAAATCGAAGAAACTCCATGTCATATTACTCCTTATCTTCCTAGAACTTTGGTAATAACATCTTTAGCCACATCAGCCAAATACACATACTTTACACTTCTGGCCCCATCATAAGCCACCCTGAAACTATTTGGAGAGATGCCGTCTTGGAGAAGGGCAATGGTACCTCGTGCCGACTCCAAAGCTTTTTCAAGAGTGGTTATCCGGTTTAGAGCGGTTGTTATCTGATTTACGGCTTGACGTAAGTCCTCAACGGCTCGACCATCTTCATTCGTGTACTCATTCATCACTTTTCCTTCCTTGTAGGGGCCGCTACCTTGGGCCAATGTTTGCCAACAGCGTTACCGTTGCTGTCAACGATGTTACCAGTTTTGACGTCTCGCATAAAGCCTTGACCTTTTGCGATGTTCTTTTGAAGACGACGGATAAAGCTACTCATTATCTTTACACCTTCTCTACTTGTTTGGCCGCTTCCTCAATCGACACATCCTCCCCTTTGTAGATGGCTTTGTGAAACACGTAGATACGATAATTCGTGTTACTGTTCACAGAGGTAGTGACGAGGCGAAAGCCGCGAGATTGCAACTCATTCTTCCAATAAGGGTATTGGAGCTGGTTAAGAACCACTTCAATCATGTGGGAGGGGCGTTTCTGCCGGACAAAAGCTATAAGCCTATCAAGTCTAGCAGTTGCGGGTTCTTCGGGCAAGGTCGGACGATGGAAGGTCTTTCCAACGTTGGACGCAACCGAACACAGGTCAGTGAAACCATCCTCGCTCTCATCACCAAACGCTTTCCGTTCAGGCAGAAGTGTTTGAGGGTTAAGATAAGGGAAGCCGTGGATCGTTTTTATGCCGCAGCAACGACCACCATGTGTTACAACATCCATGAATTATTCTCCTATAAAGAATGCCGAAGCGCCGCCCGCTTTCTGGCCGCGATAGGCTAACCAATCCCCTTCGGGGACTTCGGGGCGATCACTCATGTCCTGATTAAAGACGTAAATCCATCCATCAAGATAAGGGACACGGAGATACAAAGAATGATCGGGGCGATCCTCCCTATAGCCTTCATAGGAGTCGAGCCGGCGAAGCTGGGCATCATCAACGGTTACTGGCTCCGCTTTGAAGAACTTACCAAAGTCGGGAGCCTTGACGACTGCTCCGGGGAAGCTGCCGATGTCCCGCAGTTCTCCCGGTATCTCAACTATCTCGGATTTACCGGGACGAAGAGTTCCGTAAACATAGACTTTATGTTGCATTAAAATCCCTTCTATACGTTTTCCAATTCCTTGAGAGCAGCACGAAACTTAATTCGTTGTTCCTCTCTCCAAGAGTCTCGAATGTCTTCCATATAGGAACCACGATACACACGAGGAACGTGTGAACCTATGACTACAGTGGCTTCTCGCTTCTTGGCGCACCACGAGCAAGGACAGCTTCGCCAGTTACGTTTGTGGGCAGTGATGCCAGCGACGAACAAACGCTCGCCACGGAGTTCTGTGGCCCGCTCTTGGATAGCGGACCGTAGGGTATCAACGCTCACAGCAGGACGCCGAGAGCAGCCTTCAACGTATAGATCTCGTGGCCCTTGTTGTAGGACGCCAGCGGAAGGGCAATCGTCCTGCCTTGCTGGAAGTGCTGGATTGCGGTACGAGTGCCGAGCTTGCGAGTAAACGCATCGACACGATGCTGCACCGCAGTAGCCAGTTCGATATGACCCGAACGGATAACAAAGGCAACCGTCATACCACGAGTGCGACCGCGTTCATCGGGCCGGAAGTGCAGCAGCTTGCCACCAGCGGCGCGGAAGTCGCTCACCAGCTCGCTGTTATCGATTGGGTCGGGCTTGGGCTTGGCTGCTGGAATAACCAGATCAGCCGGAACGGGGCGAACTTTCTTTGTCATTATTTGTACTCCTTTACTTGACGATGTTGTAAAGATCGCCAAAGTCGTCCTTGTCATCAGCCTTGTTGATCGCCTTGACGAGCTTGGCAATCTGCTCGGATGTCTTCTTGCGCTGGTCGAGCTGGTCCTTGGTAAACATCGGCTCACCGACGCCTTGACCATCGACGTTGTAACCAGCGTAAACCGGCTTGATCTTGAACAGTTCCCGTTCGAGTTCGGTCAGCTTGTCCAGACCCTTAACGAGGGCAGCAGCCTGCTTGTCAGCCTCACGAGACGCATAAATCTCGATTACCTGAGTACGGGTGCGAGTGCCCAGCGCAGCAAGGCTGTCACGCACGGCAGTCCGCAGAGTAATGTTGGTCGAGTCGACAGACACAGCTTCTTCGACAGTGTCGTTCTGCTCAGTTTCGGGGGTTTCCATGTAAAATTCTCCTTGGTTGTTACAGAGTGAAAAGTAAGACGAACACAAAGGCAGTAATGCAGTGCCGTAGAATGTGACTAGCGCAAGCGGTCGTATGACCTTTTATCACAATATATTCCCTCCATCCAGAGTAATAAACAAGTAAAGACCATAAGCCAGAATAGCAACGACTGCCACGCAGCCGATAGGGACTAAATCGTGCATCATAGCATTACTCCCTCACGAAGTCAGCCCTGTCTGACTGACTATATAGAACATACCTTTATTTCGGGCGACCACGAGCCGTCCGCGTTCTTTACCATGAGTTGAGGCGGCATCATGTAAGCGGGACGAATAATTCCACGCTTCATCAGCCTCATGCGTTCACGACGAACCATATGGCGTTCAGCTTGTCGCCACAGTTCCTCGTTCAAGGTCGCACGACCGCTTGCGCTAGTCGCACTCTTCACGCTGCTCGGTTTGCACTGGATTGAATTATGGCCAATCCCCGGCCTTGTTTGACGAGTGTTCACGGTGTTTCTCCGTGTTAGGGGTTGTAGGTAAGTGCAGCACAGCTTCTGTGTCCCAACAAGAAACGAGAAGCGAATGGCATCTAGCAAGGCGCATAAGCACCCATATCACCACAAGCCTTCAATTATCGGACAGTGGTGGCTGCAAGAGTGTTGAGCCATAAAGGCTCTTGCCAAGCGGCCCTTACGCGGGCCACACGTCTGACACGTCAACCGTGCTGCACCCCTTCCGTTAGATTAGATCGTAGGCCGTTAGGACTGCAACCACATCTTCGGGAAGTTCGATCATCGTGGTAAAGTTCAAGTGAGCCAGCTCATCCTCGATCTTCAAACGACGTTTCTTGAGAGCCTTGCTGATAGGGACATAAGTGTCGGTGCGAAGCTCAATAAGCAGTGTCAGAGTTTTTCCATAAGTGTTGGAACTGGCCTGTTCCTTGGCCAGAGCCATCTTGTCAGGCAGTGTGGCCAGATTGGGCGTAGAAGAGCGTAACGGAAGACCGCCGACGATAGCCAACGACTTGTCTATCATAGCTCGTTCGGTAAGTAAGTTATTGATTTGGCCTTCATTCTTCTGCCCAATCATAGAGCGAATAGTAAATACGGCCTGATTGATCCGCAAAGCCTCATTGAGCTGTGCGGTAAGCATCAACCCCATATCCTCGATGTCTTGAGGCGCTGGGGGAGAGCCGAATACGTCAATGCTGTAAGTGTGATCCAACTTGACGGGAATAGCTGAGAGAGCAAGGGCCAGAGCCGCCCCCTTCTTGAGACTGACTTGCATAATCAAATACCTCCGTTACAGACCATCTGCTTCCTTTGCAGTGAGTTTTAGCCCATTCGATAGCAGACTCGGCATTAGGCCAAGAGCCAACCACTGAATTAAAGCAGTTTTGACGAACGACAACAAACTGTCTCATCCGAGCAACCAGCAGCAGATGATAGCCGTAAGACACAGCATGAACACCCACAAGGTGATGTGCTTGCACCACATTGTCCATATCTCAACATCGTAAGACCAGAAATCTCTTGACATGATTTATACCAATCATTTCAAAGGGGTGGATAAGTTGGAGGACGGGGTGGTCCCATCATTATCGGTCTCCCGACTAGGGATTGTCCCCGCCCTCGCCACACATCCGACAAGTCGGACATGCCTTGATGCTTCTTACTATTGGTGTGCATCTACCCTCAAGCCACAAGGGGGTATGGCTGCCCTCCGTAGGTTATACTATGAGTAGTATGATAATTGCTATCACACAGACATAGATACCTAACACATAAGCTAAAGGATGAGTGTCCATCTTCATCAGTGAGTCCTTTCAACAGTGCTGCAAGGATACGGAAAATAGTCTTCTTCATCAGCATACAACGGACCACTAGCCCCTTTGCAGCCATAAGCTACAAGATGAGGCAACGGTGGTCCGCTGCTGGGAGGTCTACCAGCCAGAGCTATCACAGCTACTACAGCCAGTAGAATAGAGGCAAGGCTAATAGCCTCGGCCAAAGAGGGGCGTTCTAGGTGAACGTGGTTAAGCCGCTGCGACACCATCTGTAACCTCCTCTACTTCTTGATAGATTTGACATCTTCCACAATGTCTTTAACTGCTTCTGCAACGGGTTGCACAACAGCATCCGCCAGATCAACCACAACCTCTATAGGCGCGGCTACAACCTTTACCACGTTACTGGTTAAGCTAAATACGCTATCAAGCAAACCCATAACATTCTCCTATATAAGCGTTACGCCATCGACGCAAAGAAACTCCTCTACGTCTGGTTTGTGGTCATGAAATTCTTCCATGAGGTCATGGTAGGACCGATGACTGCCGAGAGGCGAAGATGCTACGGCAAGCAGTGACGCTTGAGCAGCCCGTAGGTCCAGCATCGCGTCCATGAGTGCGACTAGCGCAGGCGGTCGTGCGACCTCTAGCTGTTGAACTTGATGTGTCATAAATACCTCCATGAGTGCGACTAGCGCAAGCGGTCGTGCGACCTTGGTTACTAGGAGAGACGTGGAAGCAGGGGAGGTTGAGGGGACACTCCCACGTCTCACTTAGTAAGGGCAGTTTTACATCAAGACGGCACCGCCGACGCTTGTTAGCGCCAGCGGCACCGTGCCCTAGGATGGCGACCCTTGGCTGTTAGGCGGCGTTAGCGACAGGAGCAGCTACCCCATCGTCGCTGTCATCGTTGCTGATGAGGCCGACACGGACCTTGCGAAGAAGGGATTTGATGTGGTTCTCCTCGTTCGACTTCGCGGCCTTGGTTTCCAAGGATTTCAGGAGCTTGAAAATAGCATCCTTGGCACCCGTATAGGTGAGAATGTCAGGCTCATTATGGACTTCGGGACGTTCATCCCAGCGGTTCATTTCCAGCCCTTCGACGTTCCAGTCGATATAGCCCTTCTCTTCGGGTTTACGGAGCGAGGCCCGCATAGCGCCCGACTTCGCATCCTTCACGACCTTGATAGGCGTGTATTGGGCAAAGTGGTCGATAACGAGCGAACGCCTGTTGCTCATTGGCATTGCATCGACAAGGCGCGCCGCGCCGGTTACGTCACCGATCATGATGCCATCGGGACCGATAGTCAGGGCGTGCTTGGCGACCATAATCATAGTCTCGTGGATAAGATCGTTGAACTTCTTGCCAGTGGTGGCAATGGACTTGATCTTGGCGTTAATCGCCTTAGACGAAGCCCGGTAGGTTTCTTCATTGTAAGCCATAACGTATACTCCTAATCGTTAAAGTGCGTACCAATACCACAGATTATACCAATCCTTTACAGATTGATCTTTGTTAGCTTGGCACCATGCAAGCGCCTTACTAATTGCGTTGTTCACCTTGGTTTCATCGCAGAAACCGTTAATGGTGTATATAGCTATGAGTTTTTCACGTAGTGAGAACATCCTGAAATTACTCCCATATCCTAAAGGCGAAACCTACGTCGTGAGTACCTGTTATAGCGTATAGATCACCTATGGCCCTAACGAAGTTATCATAGTGGAGATAAAGACCCCTGTCATTGACAATAGTCCAACACTGCTTTCCAGTCGTGGTATTCATCGCCACTATCAGGCGGGTTTCGGCGTTATCATGGGCCATTATCTCTACATTCTGCGTTTCAGGTAGTTTTAGCCTTAATTCCGCCGGTCTAATATTCTCAGTAGTCATAACCGCTCCATTGTTGTGGGTTGAAGGATGGAGAGGTTTCATTTCACAGTGGCGAACAGGATTGAATCGTCCATCCCTCAACGCACAAGCGGGGCCGTAATTAAACTGCACCCCGCAATTAAATGCGTTTCGCTTTTATGGGTTCACCGTAGCTATGTAGTGGCGGTTTAGACACAATAGTATCCCCCATCATCCCGTGACATGCTTTTGTTTACACACCTCCCCTTACACACGACACAGAGAGCCTAAAGGCGGGTCCAAGTGTAAAGGTTAGTGCATCCTCGATCAAGAGGCGCACATCTATCAGATAGCATCCAAGTCGCAGCTATCCTACAATCCCTAGAGTGTCAATCTAGGTGGCCGCTAAGTCTCTCCGCACCCTACTAAGGCCCGGCAACCGCTACCGTTCACACATTATTGCAAATGTGCGCAGTGTTGTCAATAGGTATTTTGTGTCACCATGCACCACGAATTTTTAGCGCAAGAGCTTGCCGCTTAGGCATAGCACCCGAGCCTCTACCCGATGAGATAAATCTCGCCGCCGTCGAACCTAAGTCAGACAGTGAGGACTGAGGATAGTAGTTTCGTTCAGGCCGATTTTGCATGTTCCGCTTGACGGTTAAGTCACGCTGAAACGCTTGCTCTGCCTTTACTAGCTTGGCGTTGTGTTCCACTGTTAGCAGCTTCACACGCTTGCGCCTTTGATGACGTGTCATAGTCGAATCCTTTCGGCTTCTCGCATGGTTACTCCCTATTGGTGGCGACCTACCCAAGATTACCAAGGGCCGTGCCGCTATATCAATATCGCCTTCACCTTAGTGCGATAAGGGGCTTTTAGGTGTCCAGCCCTACTTGTGCGGTTAATCCGTGCGGCGCTAGGGATAGGCAGAACCATTTAACCCTAGGCCAGTTATACCGCCAACCTGTTACCCGTCTAAAGCAAGCCCTTAGACTTGTCAAGAGGATAATCATGCTTGTCATTCGCTAGGCGCATATACCCAGTCCGAAGCTACCTCATGCCCGATCGAACGTCCTTCGGAGGACTACCCCTCAAAGGGGCCGTTGCGTTTCGATGATCCTGTTATGACCGAACCCCATGCAGATGTCAAATGCGTGTGTTTTCAAGGGGTTAGCTCTAATGTTCTGCCTCTAGTCCCTGTTTGTTCTCGTTGTGTTCTTACCACATTGCGACGAACCGTGCTGTATGAGCGACGAACAGAGTATGGTCATGGTATGTTCTCACTGTGTTCCCTCTCTGTTCTCTCTGCCGTGGGGCGTTCCCCTTTTGTTCAGGGTGGTGCCTGGGGGAGGGGTGAACCCGCGCGGGTGTATAGTGGCGTACCGGGGGACCATCTGGATTATATAAAAAATTCAGCATTTGACAATATACCCTATTTTCGATTTTAAGGCACCCTACAGCGTCATTTCACTTTTCTGGTAGTCCGGTGCCACTCAACTCTCTTTCGCTTCTCCTAGGCCTATTTCTGGCCAGAATAGAATATACTTGACAAGAAGGCTCCCTACGGTCGCCTGTCGGCGTGTATGTACACCCCCGCGCCCCCTTAGAGAAATACCTTAAGGTTTCTTCTTCTTAAATATCTTTCTCTTAATATATTCTTCTTATAGTATATACTTATATAAGAGATATTATATCAGATAAAAATTAAAAAGTCAAGCCCCTTGTGATCCTCTTCTTTGTCGTTCATCTTCTCCGTCGTCGTCCTATCGGACTCCTCCTCGTTTAATAAAAAAAAATTAACCATTTTGTACGATTTATCTTGACATTGGACGCTAAAAATGGTATAATATTGGTAGAAGGTAGGGAGATACGCATGGCATATCTAGAACCGGGATCAGAACCGCCCACGAAAGGAAAGGGTTCTCAACTCGGCGCTAAGATGAAAATCTTCGTAGAATGTTTCTTAGCTGATCCGCAGCGTAACGCTTCGCGAGCTGTGATCGAGGCCGGATACAAAACAAAAAATCCGAACAGGATGGCGACAGAACTACTCCGTCACCCACTCGTAAAGAAAGCTATTGACGAGGGAGACTCAGCCCGTAGAGAACGTATGGAGTTCTCCGCTGATTTCCTCCTCATGAAATTGATGGCGATTATCAATGATCCCGACGTAAAGACTAACGACATCCTCCGAGCTATCGAGCTTGCTGGTAAGTCTATCGCTCTCTGGAAAGAACGCCAAGAGATCAGCGGTCCTGACGGTGACGCAATCAGAGTTCAGGAGCAACGAATTGAACAAGAGGTCAATGATTTCAAAAGCCGAATTGCTGGCATTGCTGCCCGTGGAGGAGCAGGAGGAGTTCTACCGTTCCCTAAGCCCGGCGGCTCTAGCGAGTCTTAAGTACGATTGGGACTTCTGGTCCCGTCCGAACCAGCTTCCTCCCGAAGGAGACTGGAACACTTGGTTAGTCATGGCAGGCCGTGGTTTCGGCAAGACAAGAATGGGATCAGAATGGATCAGGAAACTGGCTCACGACTTCCCCGGTTGCCGCATTGCCCTAGTCGCTGAGACTGCGGCTGATGCCAGAGACGTTATGATCAAGGGTGACTCTGGTCTGCTATCCGTAGACCCCACCCTAGACGATGATTGCTGGTCGCCTACCAACAGGTGTTTATCGTGGCCGAACGGATCACGAGCTTTCACCTACAACGGTACGACACCTGACCAGCTTCGTGGTCCTCAGCACCACTTTGCGTGGGTTGATGAACTTGCTAAGTTTGAATACATGCAAGAAGCATGGGACCAGTTACAGTTTGGCCTCCGCTTAGGAGTACACCCTCAGTGCCTCGTTACTACGACTCCTCGTCCTCTTCCGCTTATCAAGAAATTGGTAGCCGACCCGGACACAGTTGTTACTCGTGGCGCAACCTTGGACAATCAAGCGAACCTCGCTAAGAACACCATCAAACAACTATACGACAGATATGGCGGTACTCGTCTAGGTCGTCAGGAGCTTGAGGGTGAAGTCCTTGAGGATATTCCCGGCGCTCTTTGGAGGCGAGAGGATATTGACAGTGGTAGACTTAATTCAGCCCCGGATGACCTTGAGCGAGTTATCGTTGCTGTTGACCCTGCGGCAAGTTCAGAAGAACGATCAGATGAAAATGGGATCGTCGTTGTTGGCCTTGCTAGAGATAAAGATGGCTATGCTAGGGGATATGTCCTTGAAGACGCTTCTATCCGAGGGACTCCTGAGGAATGGAGTCGAAGAGCCGTACAGATGTACAGAAAATGGGAAGCAGACCGAATTGTAGCGGAGAAGAATAATGGTGGAGAAATGGTGGAGACAGTCATCCGAACAGCCGACCGATCCGTTCCTGTCAAACTTGTACACGCTACAAGAGGAAAAGTCGTTCGAGCGGAGCCTATCTCTGCACTCTATGAGCAACATCGCGTCCATCATGTCGGACAGTTTGATGAGCTTGAAGACCAAATGTGCTTATTCAGTATTGACAATGTACGCAACAGCTCCACGGGTTCTCCAGACCGCGTCGATGCTCTTGTGTGGGGTCTGACTGAAATCTTTGATAAGATCGCTGGCCGTCGTAGGCTACGTGAAAAGGTAGGTACTAACACAAAAATAACTAAGTTCGCCGAAGCGGTCTCAGGCCGTAGCGATACAAGTTGGATGGCAGGCTAATGGGACAGAAGTACGACTATGAGGCCTGGAAGAAAAAGCACAATATCGTTGAAACCCCCGACTATAACACAAGAGATGCTTATCTTGCAGGACTGACTCCTGATGATAGGGGGCATCTGCCTGACACCTTCAAAATGCCAAATCATATAACCTATTCTGATGAGAGTATTTACTCCAAACAGAAGGACGCCCCGATCCCTGGAAAGTGGAGAGGCGATGATAAAAGTGGATGGATATTTTATGCTTCGCCTACCAATGTCCAGAACGCAGGAGGAATCCAAAACCTACAAGAGTATTTTAGTACAAAAGAACCAGATTCGCAGTTAGTTTTACCAGACTACGGTTTTAATTTACAGAATTTAGTGAGGCGTAATAAATGAATGAAATCGAGAATTACGCCGAAGACTCTCGCGAGGACGGCGAAGAGAAGTTGGAAGGCGGTCTAAAGGATACTATCAGCACTGAGGGTGCTGTTGATCCTGACTATGTTCCAGAGGGTTTCAAGTCTGTCGAGGAGTTTCTCCAAGACATGCGTGAAGAGTACGCTGCGGACGTAGAGTTCGACCGCATCAATAGGGAACAGGCGCTCGATGACAAGAAGTTTTCTGCTGGTGAACAGTGGGACCCACTTGTTCTTGAGCAACGTAAAGGTCTTCCCTGCCTCGTAATTAACAACATCCCACAGTTTACTGCACAGCTTGTCGGTGACTGGCGGGAGTCCAGAAAAGCTATCAAGGTCGTTCCCTCGAATGACGAGGATGTCGATATTGCCTCTGTCCGAGGCGACCTGATACGCTCCATTGAGATGCAGAGCCGTGCCAATCGCGTCTATGACTCAGCGTTTGAGAGCCTCGTCCAGTGTGGGGACGGCGCATTCCGTGTCTCAGTGGAGTATGCTTACGATAGCATCTTTGATCAGGATATTTTTATTCGTCCTATCGAAGACTGCCTCGCAGTTGTGTGGGATCGCATGTCTATTGATCCTACTGGTCGTGACGCTCGAAGGGCGTTCGTTGATGACCGTATCCCGAAGAAAGAGTTTCGCCGTAAGTGGAAAGAAGTCGATCCATCTTCACTGATGGAGGACGAAGCCACTCGCCAGAACATGACTCTCACGGGATGGATTGATGACGACTCTTACCGTGTTACCGAATACTGGCGTCTTGTGGAACGCAAGCGTCTGTACGGCCTCTTCGAGAACGGTAAAGTATTTGCTCTCGATGGAAACAACCTCGATGAGATCATCGCCGCTAATGGCTCGCCAGTAAAGACTCGTACGTCTTGGTGCACTTATGCCCAGATGCACCTCGTTACTGGTTTTGCTATTCTTGACGGTCCGTATGAATACCAGTTGAACCGACTACCTATCATTCGTATGAGCGGTAGGATTATCAATGTCGGTGGTCGTCGTATCCGTCACGGTATCGTACGGTTTATGAAAGACCCTGTACGCCTCAAGAACTTCTGGCGTTCGGTTAATGCTGAGCAGTTGGGTTATGCGCCTAAGGCTCAGTGGATCGGACCAGAGAGTGCGTTTGAGGGGCGTGAAGACGACTTCCGTAAGGCTCACTTATCTCGTGATCCTCTCCTGATTTACAATGACGATGCTGCTGCTCCACCCGAAAGAGTTGAGCCGCCGCAGCCTTATGCAGCTTATCTGAATGAGGCACAAGTCAACAGTCAGGATATGAAAGATGTCACGGGTATTCATGATGCTTCGCTCGGTATCCGATCAAACGAAACCTCAGGTCGTGCTATTCAAGCTCGACAAAGAGAAGGGGACATTGCAAGTCTCACGTTCTACGATAACGGGAACGATGCTGTTCTTGAAGCCGGAGACGTAATCAACCAACTGATTCCGCAAATCTATGATGGTACGCGAGTAATCAGAACTATCGGTGAGGACGAGACTCAGAAGTTCATGAGGATCAATGATCCGATGAACCCGAACTCAATTGATCTCTCTGTTGGAACATTCGACGTTGCACTGTCGACTGGCACCTCGTACACTACTCGTAGGGTAGAGGCAGCTCAGGCTATGATGGATGCGATCCAAGTGTTCCCTGCACTGATGACTGTCGCTGGTCCTGAGATTATCAGGGCACAAGATTGGCCCGGTGCAGATAAGATCGCTGAGAAGATGGAAGAAGCCCGCCAGCAAGGCATGGTCAATCCTGAACAATTCCAGCAACTCCAGCAGCAGTTTCAAGCTCTGCAACAGGAGAACCTCATGCTTAAGGTTGAGAAGAAAGCTCAGCAGGATAAGCATGAGATTGATGAATATAATGCTGAAACTCAGCGCATTCGTGCCCTCTCTGATAATGAGGTGGACGGTAATGCGATGGAGATGAACGCAATACAAATGATCCTTGATGGCTCAAGAGCACTTGATGAGCACGACATGAAGCGTGAAGACGCTGAACGTTCTCATGAGTTGGCTCAACAGCAGTTAAGGCAGAAATCGACTCCGGGTGCTACAAGCACTTCCAGTAACCGGACTCAGTCGCAACCTAGGAAGAGCAACGGTTAAAGGACCGCAAACCTTACAATATGAGTACAGAACAAACCCCCGTCGAGTCTGTTACAGACGATCTTGACATCTTTTCTGCTGAGTTCTTTGGCCAGAACGAGGTAGAGCCTGAGCCGGCCAGCTTGGAAGATGATAGTTCGAAAGACAAGGACCGCGACGCTAAAGCGAAAGATACTCAGAATATCGAGGATGATGCAGACCTCGCTGATGAGGACGACGACTCGGATGAAGATGATGGTGATGAAGTAGACGAAGCGCCTACTGAGCCTGAACCGAAGCCGAAGAAAAATCGCCTTCAAGAACGCATCAATGAAGTGATTGCACGAGAGAAGGAAGCAGAACGTAAGGCCGCTCGACTTGAGGCCGAACTAGAAGCTATCAAATCTCAACTCAATCCCAAGACGGAAAAGACTACATCAACCACTAAAGTTGTAGATACTAATCGACCCAACCCTGATGCAACGAATGACGATGGCTCGGCTAAATACCAGCTAGGAGAGTTCGACCCACAGTATCAGGCTGATCTAGTTAACTACCTCTTCGAGCAGAAAGAAAAAGAGGCGGAAGCCAAGTCTGCACAGAAGGCGGAAGAAGCTAAGATCACTGCACAACGTGAGGCTCTTGAGTCTGGTTGGCAAGAAAAGCTCGGTCCCGCTCAGGAGCGATATCCTGATTTCATGGAAAAAGGTCAAGAACTAGTTGACTCTTTTGATGGAATTGATCAGAGCTATGGTGAGTATTTGACTGCAACAATTATGGGTATGGAGTATGGTCCCGACGTCTTGTACTATCTTGCTAATAATCCTGACGAAGCTAAGAAGATTGTGAACAGCGGAGCCACTAAGGCTACTGTTGCTCTCGGTCGACTAGAAGCTAAGTTTGCAGATGCTGAGCAAGAGAAACAGAAGGCTCGGCCTAAAATCTCTCAGGCTCCAACCCCTCCGGCCCACAGGACAAAAGGTTCCGCAGCAGCGGTAATTGATGTTCCTGATGATACGGATGACTTGGACAGCTTCTCGAAGAAGTTCTTCAAGAAGTGAGATTAGGACGTAGCCATTATTAACTCATAATTGAAAGGCAATTTCTACAATGGCTACTGTTACTGTAGATCAAGCAAAACTAGTCCTTAACTCGTTTGCTGCGATCTTCCAAAATAACCTTGTTTCCAAGGACCTTGTGACTTGGCGCAAGTTTGATGGTGAGATGAATGACCGCAACGGCTTGACCGTTGTTGAACAGGTCTCGCCCGACTATACCACGACCTTCACCACGAACGTCGTGAATGACCTTACTGCTGGTGTGCAGGACTCTCCGTTCGGTTCCGAGCAGTACAAGCTTACTCAGGTTATCGGTTCTAGCATGGGCTGGGCTGACTTCGTGAAAATCCGCGACGTTGGTGCTGCTCGTGAGTCGCAGGCTCTCCGTAAGGCTGCTCTGCGTCTTGCTACGGACATTGATGCTTACCTGATCGGTTTCGCTGCTAAGGCGTCGAATAACTGGACGGGTAATACTAACGGTACGAATACTGTTGCAAGCTTCTCGGATGTGGCTACTGCCATCACCCGCCTCAAGAAGGAAGGTGTCGAGGACGATGTAACCGCAGTTCTGGCGTATGACGACTGGCAGGCACTTGGTGCAAACGTCGTGAACAACAACGCCTCGCTGACTAACCTCGGTGATGGTATCTATCGGTCGGGCTTCCAAGGCATGGTCGCTGGTGTTCCGACTATCTTCACTCAGCAGCTCCAGCCGTTGACTGTTGGTACTCGTGTTGCTTCTGGTACTACGCTCACCAACCAGCCCGGTTCTCCGGCTGTTACCTACGCCTCGGTGGCTATCTCCGGTGCGCAGGGTCATTACATGACCTCGACGATTAACCTCGACGGTCAGGCTGGTTCGGTGACTCTGGTTGATGGTGAAGTATTCACTATCGCTGGTGTCTTCGCGTACGACAGCCGTGCTAAGAAGCAGCTTGAGCATCTCCAGCAGTTCCGCGTTGTGGGTAACTTCACTGCGGCTGCGGGTGCGTTCACGAACGTCCGCATCTTCCCGGCTATCATCACCTCTGGTATCTATCAGACTGTGGTGAACACCAATGCGAACTTCGATAACCTCGCTGTTACGCACATTGGTGCCGCTGGTACTGCTACGTCCCCCCGCTTCATGGCGAACAAGGATGCCATCATTGTTGCTACGGCTGATCTGATCATGCCCGCAACTGGTACGGCTTCTCGCAAGGCGTTGACCAAGGTCCCGCTGAGTGTCCGTATGTGGCAGGACTCGGTCTTTGCGACTGGTGAACACCGTATCCGTTTCGACGTTGCTCTTGAGGCTAACGTAGCTGCGGACGGTCGTCGGCGTATTACTCGTCTCAACGGCGCGTAAGGCTAACTATCCACCTAGGGGTCCCTGCGAGGCAACTATGCTTCTGCATACCCCTAGGTTCGTTTTTATTTATAGAAAAGGATTACTGCCCGTGTCCACTATGTACACTAAGGTTACAACTCTTGCTACCACTACGGCACCTAATTCTACGGCGGAAATCCCTTGTGGTGAGTCAGGCATTGTAGCTGTCTCAATTAGGGGTACGTTTGTCGGCACCCTACAGTTTGAAGCCACGATTGATGGCGTTAATTACTATGCTCAAGGTGGCGCGCTTGCTGGCGCAGTTGCTGGTGTCGCTAACACATCTTCGGTAGCTGTCGTTGGTGATTGGTTTGTACCAGTTGCGGCTGCTGTATCGTTTCGCGTCCGTTTCTCAGCATACACCTCAGGTGGTGCCGTAGTAACCCTACGAGCGGATAGTTCGTCTATTCCATTGAATTGGTCGAATGGTTCTAATATCGCTACTCCATCTGCGGTTATTGGAGGTTTTTCAACAACTCACAGTCTAGTTTCCGCAGCGACTACGAATGCAACCTCGGTGAAGGCCTCGGCTGGAACTATCGGTAATATCGTTCTTACTAATGCCTCGGCAGCAGTAAAGTTCTTCAAGTTGTACAATAAGGCGTCAGCTCCTACAGTGGGTACGGATACTCCGGTACAGATTGTAGGCGTTCCAGCTAACCGAACTGTTGTTATGGGCTTTGAACAAGGTCTACGATTGACTACAGGTATCGCTTATGCTCTGACAGGTTTGATGCCTATTGCGGATACTACAGCAGTTGCACTAAATGATCTGGCTGTCTTCATTGATTACATCTAAGGATAACTAAATGACGCTAGTCTCGGAAATCATTACTGACGCTTACCGGATTAGCAACCTGATTGCTATCGGGGTGTCTCCTACTACTGCCCAGCAGACCGAAGCTCTACGGTATCTAAATCGTATTGTTAAATCTGTATTCGGTAATGAGGCAGGAGACCCCCTGACAGCTTTCCCTATTGGTGATAATAATATCAATAGGCCAAGTGGCTATCCTTGGTGGAAGACTACTCCTGATGGAGAATGGTTTGTACCTAAAAACTATCGGTTAATGTTGAACCTTACGGTTCCCGTGACTCTATATCTCCATCCTGATCCTGATGATGGATCACGTTTGGGTATCATTGATGTCAGCGGTAATATCGCTACAAACAATGTAACGATCTTCGGTAATGGCCGACTAATTGAGAACGCTAATTCGATCGTTCTTAATACTAATAACACAGATAGCGAATGGTTCTATCGTGCTGATCTAGCTAATTGGGTAAAATATGCCCCACTATTGACCAGTGATACATTCCCATTTCCTATCGAGTTCGATGACTTCTTCATTACTATGCTAGCCATGAGGCTCAACCCCTCTTACGGTTCGGCATTGACCGAGGAAGCAGTAAACATTTACAAGCGGTCTCGTAGGCAGCTACAGGCTCGGTACACGCAGAATATTCCGGTTCGATCTGAACTCGGCCTACTGCGTCCAGCTAAGGTTGCTCTTGATCGTGATCGGTGGGGATCAATCTATGATCTATATGATCCTAGTGATATGTTTGATAAAGGCTGGTCTGGCTAATGGTTAAA